AAAAAAACCCCCAGAAAACAGGGAAAAAAAAAACCCCCAACCCCCCCCCCCAGCCACACCGCAAGGAGCAGCGGGAGGGTTATCATCACCAACATCAATTTTAACAGCCATCGAATCGCTTTCATAGTGTCCTCTTTCCGACTGGTCCGTTGCCCATGTTATAACACATTCTTTGATGTTCCAACATGGGCAACCCAGTCCTATCTCAAATTCAGCCTGTCTGCAGTGCCTTTACAGTATCCTGTATGCTCTGCTCGTATTTGAAGCGTACCACAATACGCCCTCCATCATGCACAAAGACATTTTCAATAAAGGCCGATACCATACCTGCCGTGAGCCTCGTACCGTGCAGGAAATTCTCTGCCTGCTCTGCCGCTGCACGCACAGTTCCCGGCACAGCACTCCGAGTGGATTCCACTCCTTTTTCCAGTTCTATTTTTTCTTCTACCTCTGAAATTCGTCTATCACACTCCTGCTTTTTCTGCTTGTAGGTATCAAGCGGGAGTGTTCCAGCTGCATATTCTTCATACATCCGCATCTTCTCACCTTTCAGATTTTTAAGTTCCTGCTCCATCAGAGTTTTTCGGCGGTTTGCCTTTTTGTGGGCATCTTTTAAATCCTGTTCTTCCTTTTGAATATCACCATAAAGGGAATCCAGCAGAGAAAGTTCCTTTTTCAGTGCCTGAAAAACAGCATTTTCAATATCACTGACCTGAAAGACTTCGGAGGTACACTGAGTTTGCCCCACAAGTTCCAGTCCTTCTCTGCACCAGAATGTCGGCACAACCTGTTTGAAATTGTGCGCCATCACTCGCCTGCAATTTCCGCAGCGAACTTTGCCTTTCAATGGAAAGTCCACGCTGCCCATCAGCACTTTATGGCTGTTGCTTTTTATGACAAGCTGCGCTTTTTCAAATTCCTCACGACTTACGATTGCTTCATGGGTTCCCTCTGTAATGTACCGCTGCCCTTTGGGAACCGTTCGGATAATGCTTTTGCCGGAAATCAGTGTTTTGGTTTTGCCCAAAACCATCGCCCCGGTGTACACATACGCCGTGAGGATTTTCCAAACGCGAGAACTATCCCATAAGATCACAGGAGCTATGGTATAGGTCGTTTCCTTGCCATACGCCTTATTTTCTTTGTTATATACGCTTGGCACAGGAACATTTTCGTCATTGAGCATCATCGCTATATCTCTTGTTCCCAGCCCCAGAATCGCAAGGTCGAAAATACGCCGCACGATTTTTGCGGCTGGCGGGTCAATGATAAATGCGCCCTTTTTGTCCGGGTCAAACTGATAGCCGAACGGTGCAGCAGATGCCGTTGTGATGCCTTTACGCCACTTAACCTGATTGGCAGTCCGCAGTTTCTTTCCTGCATCCCGGCAGTACATGGTATTTACCAGATTACTGACGACCACATCCATTCCCAGCGTTGTACCTTTATAGTTATTGCTGTCATAGTTATCGTTGATGGCAATGAGCCGGACACCCAGCAGGGGGAAAATCTGCTCCATGTATTCGCCCACACCGATATAATCACGGCCAAAACGGGAAAGGTCTTTCACGATGATGGTATCAATCTTGCCATTGCGCACACCGTCCATCATCTGCTGGAATCCAGGTCTGTCAAAATTGCTGCCTGTGTAGCCGTCATCTACAAAATCCATCACAGGCACATTTTGCAGGCTTTCTTTGCAGGAGATATACCGCAGGATCAGTTCTTTCTGGTTTTCAATGCTGTTGCTCTTATCCTTGCCATCTTTGCCCAAGTCGCCATCAGCCCTTGAAATGCGCTGATACGCTGCAATCATGTTTCTGCACTCTCCTTTCCAAGTTCTGTAAACACATCCTGAAATCCGAAAACAATCCGAATCCGCTTGTCCGCACTCACTTCGATTTTCTGCACAAGGGATTTTACCAACTGAATGTCAAATTCAAAGTTGTCCAGATGTTCTTCCAAATGAGAAGTCATATTCAGGTATTCTTCGATCTGCCGTTCTACTTCCGCTTTTTTGTTTTCTGCTTCCTGCAGCGCAGCCCGTAGACCATCATACTGTCTGGAATAATCTTCCCGAATCAGCTGGTAATCTTCGGAATCCACCACACCAGCCACATAGTCCGCATAAAGCTGTTCCCGCTTCTTGGCCATCTGGCTGACTTTATCGGTCAGGCTCATAATTTCACCCTTTGCCCGGTAAACGGGATTCTGCACATCCTCGATTTTCTGCAATTCTTCCAGCACCTTCCGTTTATCGCTCAGCTGGACAATGAACAAATGCAGCTGATCCATTATCAGGGCTTTCAGCAGTTTTTCCGGAATCTGATGGCCGATGCACTTATCGTCAGCCTGTCTTGCCTTGCAGATGTAATAGCAGACCTTTTTACTTTCTTCCGCTCCATGCGGCAGTCGTTCAAACTCCATCGCTCTGCCGCAGTCTGCGCAAAACACCCTTCCTGCAAGGTCATTCTGATATTCTGCCCGAATCTGCTCCGACTTTGCTCTTATTGTATGGAACACCTTTTGATTCCTCTTCAAGATTTTTTGCACCTTTTCAAAATCATCCCTTGCAATGATGGCCGGATGTGTGTTCTTTGCCACATACCACTGTTCTTTGGGAAGGTCGTGCCTGTCCTGTCCTGCGAATAACTTCTGTGTACTCTTATTGTTGATTGTATCGCCCACATAGGTTTGATTTTCCAGAATGTGCCGAATCGTGGTTACGCCCCACTTTTTACAGGTAAGCACTTCTTTTCCCTCAACCATTTTTCTATGCCACTCCCGTGGAGTCGGAACCTGCAGCAATGTCATTCGTCGGGCAATTTCAAAAATTGGTACGCCCATCAGTTCCCACTGGAAAATCAACTGCACATAAAATGCAGCTTCCGGGTCAATTTCATTACGCTTTGTCACGGGGTTCCGAATATAGCCATACGGAGCATCGTTTCCGACTGCATAGCCTGCTTCTTTCTTACGCTGCAAAGAAGTCCATATCTTTTTGGATATGTCTTTCGCGTACATTGCGTTGACCATATTCCGAATCGGGAGAGCCAGACTTTCCATGTCCTCTTTGCGCGTACTGTCAAAATTATCTGTAACAGCAATCAATCGAATCCCCAAAAATGGGAACACCGTTTCGATATAGTATCCTGCTTCCAGATAGTTTCGGCCAAAGCGTGAGAGGTCTTTCACCACGATGCACTTGATTTTCTTCTGCCGCACATCGTTCATTAGGCGGGTAAATGCAGGCCGCTTGAAATTTGTTCCCGTAAATCCATTGTCGAAGTAGGTATCCACATAGCTCAGTTCCCTGCTGCGGTTGATATAATCCTGCACCAGCGCAATCTGCGTTTCCATGCTTTCTTCTTTTTCATCATCCTCAACAGAAAGCCGCCCATAGATTGCCGCTGGTATCTTTGCTTCTTCCAGTTCCGGGATCAGCACGGAAGTTGCCGCCTGTTCCGGCTGCTGGAGATTTTTTCTACTCTTTCGTGCCACTGTCTGTACCCTCCACTTCTATCCGACTAAGCATCTGTTTCCATTCATCCGTTTTCATGGTCAGGCTGATTTCTGCCTGTTCATCGTCCAGTAATGTAACCGTGACCTGCTCGATGTACTTTTTGACAAAATTACGGTCAAGTTCCTCCGGGGTCTTATACTGTGCCATCTGCTGAATCCATGGATTGCGCAGGCTCAACGCTCGTTCCCATACCAGCGTATCTTCCATAATTGTTGTAAGCTGTTCATTCAATTTCCGATGTGCTTCTTCGTAGTCCAGCAGTTCGGCACGATATTGTTCTTCGGTGATTTCATCAGCCATATAACTCTCATACAGCGGCACACGGCGAAACTGTTCCATATTCAGTTCAGCCAGAACGGACTTCATCTGCACCGACTTTTCAGCTCGGACTACCTCGATTGCTTTCCTGCCTGCTCCCTGCTGAATCGCTGCAGTCAGCTTTTCTTCTTCCAGATGTTCCAGTTCCAGAGCATCCATCACATTTTTATAAATGGTAGCTGCCGGAACTTTCAGATTCTTTCCGTTTTCCTTGTGTGCGCGGCAGTAACGGCAATAGAAAAGTTCTTCCCCTGTTTTCTTATCCTTGTGCCAGCAGAGTGCGCGTCCACAGGTGCAGACAATGTGCTTTGCCAGCGGATTCGGCTTTTTGTAGCTTTTTCGAGTGGAGATTTTGTTCTCCCCCTCCCTCATATTGCAAGGGAAAGCATAGAACTGTTCTTTGGTTATGTATGGTTCGTGGCAGTTTTCTGCAATGATCTGGCGGCTTCCATTTGCCGCCGCACCTGTATAAGTCGGATTTCGGAACAAGCAACGCAGCATATCGGTTGTCCACTGGTCGGATTCTGCATCATAAGGCTTTCCCAAAATTCTCTTTTTGTGTCTCATTGGGGGTTCCACGCCTTGCTCGTTCAACCACTTTGCAATGTCACGCATTTTCTGACCGGACGCATATCTGGAAAAAGCCTCTCTTAAATAAGGAGCGATTTCTTCATCCTTTATCATGTTGCTTTCGCCATTCCTGCGGAGATAGCCAAATGGAACAGAGTTTGTCAGCCGGAATCCCGCGCCTTGCTTTCTTCTCCACGCAAACATGATTTCTGCGTGCATCTCACAGCGTTTTGCCTCAAAATAGTCCTCGACTTCTTTTCGGCTGGCTGTTCTGGTGTCCAAGCCCTCATCCAGTACGATCAGGTCGATGCCCGTTGCATAGAGCGTTTCCTTGATTGCCTGCCGTACCGCCGGGAAATCAGGCCCACAGTAGTACATGGATGCCACAATAATGCAATCAAATTTTCGCTCTACGCCATCATTGGTCATTTGGTCGAACGCGGTGCGCGCTTTTTCATCGTTCTTGCGGTCAGAATACTTTTTCTGCAAATTCAGTTCTTTATGTTCGTCCAAATATGCCGCAATGCGTTGATTCTGCTCGGCAATCGTCAGTTCACTTTGATGGTTCTTCCAAGGAAGTGTCCGGGTATAGCTTACACACTTCATCCTGCATTTTCCTCCGTTTCTTCTGCCGGAACGCTACTGCAATATTCCAGCACATTGTGAATTTCCTGATCGAAGCGGTATTGGATATGAATGTGTTCTTTGTCATAGACTGTGATGCTCTCTACCAGTTCCACCAGAACGCGGCGGTTCAGACTTGTCAGGTTTTGGTAGGACTTGAAATCTTCGATCCACGGCAGATGTTCTACATCCAGATTGTTCAGGCAATCCCTCTGGCGGTTCATTTCTGCTTTGGCCTTACGGATAGCTTCAACCTTTTCATTAAAGGAATGGCTGAACTCCTTGTACTCTTCCTTGCTGACAATACCGCTGCTCATATCCTCATAAAGCTGTCGGCGCAAGGTCTGGTATTTCTGTTCTTCCTGCTCCAGCATTTTCAGATGTTCTTCCACAGATTTCAGTCTGCGTTCATTCTTGGGAATCTCATTGATTTCATCCAGACGATGTTCCAGTCCACTGATCTGCTGGATTTTTCCCTGCAATGCGGCCAGCACCACCTCTTCCAACTTACTTTCGCTGATAAGATGCGAGGAACAGCCCAGACCGTTGTGGTTTGTGACGCAGTGCAGATAAATATATTTCTTTCCGTTTTTTGATACGGTACGCCGCACCATGTTCTGTCCACAGCCACCGCAGCGAACGATGCCCGAAAACAGATTTACGGTCTGCTGTCCTTTCGATGCACAAGTGTCCAGTTTCAAGACCTCCTGCACGGTATCGAACAGCTTTTGCGGAATGATTGCTTCGTGCATATTGGGAACTCTGATCCAGCCGGATTCTTCCACATCCCGAATCTTCTTGATTTTGTAATTGATCTTCTGCCGCCTGCCCTGCACCATCGTTCCAGTGTAGACTTCATTTTTCAGAATCCGAAGCACCTGAATTGCCTGCCACTTTGCATGAGTGCCAGCTTTAAAGCCACTGTGATAGTTCAAACCGCACAGCCGTTTGTACTCGCTGGGAGCCAGTACATTCTCACTGTTCAGCTGTTCGGCAATCGCCTGTGCGCTCATACCTTCCAGTTTTCTGCGGTAGATAGAACGGACAATATCTGCTGCATACTCGTCTACCACCAGACGGTTTTTGTTCCGTTCATCTTTGCAGTAGCCGTAGATTGCATAGCCACCGATGAACTCTCCTTTGCGCCGTTTCATGTCCAACTGGCTGCGCACCTTGATGGAAATATCCCGGCAGTAGGAATCGTTCAACAGATTCTTGAACGGAACCACAATGCTGTCCGAATCGCTGCTCTCGGTGTTCGCATTGTCATAGTTGTCATTGATGGCAATGAAGCGAATCCCCATCATGGGAAAAATCTGTTCCAGATACTTTCCCATCTCGATGTAGTTACGACCAAGTCGGGATAAGTCCTTGACGATGATGCAGTTGATTTTGCCGGATTTAATATCCTCCATCATCCGCTTGAAGCCCGGACGTTCAAAGTTGGTTCCCGTGTAGCCATCATCAGCGTACTCTTCGACCAAATGCAGTCCTGGCCGTTCTGCAGCAAAATCCCGAATCAGTTCTCTCTGGTTGCCGATGCTGTTGCTCTCGGCCTTGTCGCCATCCTCGATGGACAATCTCAGATAGGCCGCTGCCCGTATGTCTTTATTCTTTTCCTTGTAAAAAAACAAAGCCATTAAACCTCCCGTCTCCACGCATATTGCATGGTAAAATCCAGAAAGTTAATGGCTTTTGATTGCACTATTCACTTAACCCGTCTGTATTTTACCAAGCTGCGACACGAAAATCAAGCTGCTGCGTATATTTTTCTGAAATTTCAAAAAATTTTTCTCAGTGTTTTCCCATGCTCTGCAGCAGGCAATCCCACAGTTCGCTGCCTTCTGGCCGGAACGATTCATATACGGTAATGCCCTTGATGACGGCTTTTCTGTGATGCTTAGGCTCCGTATGCTCCTGCTTTGGCTTTTCGTCAAATCGTTCTTTCTGCTTCATGGAAATCAATCCCCCTTTACTAATATGAATTCAGAAAGGCATCAGGGGATACAGTGTTTGAAAAAAATACAGAAAAATTTGAAAAGTGTATCCTGCATCGGGGCTTTGGATTCATATTTATAGAAGCAGCTTTTTTGATGGGCCTGCGGAATACGGTAAAACGCTGGGGCTTTTCTCTCTTAGCGCAAGATTCGCCTATAGTAACTCAAAACTCACTTTCGTGATTTTTCGTTCCCGGCAATCTTGATGGGGATTCCGTTCCCCATTCCCACGGTACGCACAAAATCTCAGATTTTGGC